AGTTGGCTAATAGCCATGCTGCTGCCTTAATAACAGCCGCAAGACTATTAATCAAGTCGAAGCCATTGATGGCTTCGTTTGAACAAGTAAGTAAGGAATTGGGATTCCCATCTCTCATTGCGAGAGTGAGGACTGTAGCGATGGCGGAACCAATTTATGATTGAGCAGGATTGCCCTTTACTAATATTAGTAAGTGGTTCCTTGCTTCCAATATTAAAACATTGGATGGTCATTTTCCTAAAGAATCTTTAGCCAAAGGGCTAGAGAAGGAATTTGATCATAAATCTCAATGATCTCTTAAATTAGAGTTAGAGAGAAATCATAAGAAGACCTATCATTTTCTTGGTAAGTTAGGGCTTAAACCCGAACCTGCTGGGAAAATTAGGGTCTTTGCTATGGTAGACGCCTGAACTCAATGATTGTTAGCACCTCTCCATAAGTGAATCTTCTCTATTTTAGAGAGGATCCCTCAGGATGGTACTTTCGATCAATTGAGTCCCATTAAAGACTTACAAGCAAAATATGCCCATAGTCCTAAAAATAGGACATTTGGGTCCATAGATTTATCAGCGGCTACAGATCGTCTACCTATTAGCCTTCAAATGATTGTTTTGAAACAATTATTGAAAGGGATAGTTCCAGATTCTGCATCATTCGCGAAGAATTGAGCAGATTTACTGGTTAAAAGACCATATGAAGTTTCGTTGAAAAATCCAGGACTAAAAGAGAAGGCCCATATTCCCAAGAAGGTTATTGAGAAATACCCTAAATTGGGGGGGTCTCCACTAGTATATTATGCAGTAGGTCAGCCAATGGGCGCACTTTCCTCGTGAGCTATGTTAGCAATTACTCATCATGCGATGATGCAATTTGCTTATTATAAGGCCACTGGGAAGACAGATTGATTCCGCGATTATGGCGTCCTAGGAGACGATGGGGCCATCGCCAATGGAAAAGTGATAACCGCTTACCGCGAGCTCCTCGCCCAAATAGGGGTGAAAGCTGGGTTAGCGAAATCTATATTAGCGAAGTCTAAGTTTGTAATAGAGTTTGCGAAGAAATTCTTCGTGGACGATATTCAAGCCAATATGCTCCCTATAAGAGAGTGTATTGCGACTTCCGCTTCTACAGGTCTTGTTTTAGAATTTGCTCGTAAATACGAGTTAAACCTGAATCAAGTATTATCTTTCGTGGGTTATGGTTACAAAGCTAAAATGAGAGCTGTTCACAGTTCTTATTGAAACCTTAGTAACCGTCTCCGCGTTCTCCTTGTTTGATTATCTCATCCAACTAGCCCTTTAGGGAGATCATCTTATTTAGAATGATTATCCCAAAAGAGCTGGTCGGATTTACACAAACCGTCTCCAAAGGCTCTACATTTAATCCGTATTAAAGTCGTGGATTTATGTCTATATAAAATAGATAAAATCTTAGAACTCTATAAGGATTATTTAGAATCCATTGTTCGTACAGTGGATAACCATATGGATAAAAGCTATCCTATTAGTATAACCGCCTTGATTTCTTCGAGTTCTAGCGATTTAGGGTATCAGCGTAATGCTATACCTTGAAGAGCTGTTGTGAACCCGGATTTATCAAATGACCCCAATCAAGAATTTGAATTCTTGACAGGTGGTATGTCAGTTCATAATTACCGCTTCCAGCAATTAAAGAAGGTCCAATTAGGAATACCTTTTTCTGAGGTACAATCCTTTATGGATATTCTTCCTATTATCTACGACGCCCGATTAGGGGACGAAGAGAAGATAGAATTATTGTTAGATTGGTATTATAAGCCAGACAGCGTGACATCTAATATCGCTAAGGAATTTTGGGGAAGTCATAAGGAGGAGCTTCGGCCTTTCCATGAGTTCTCTGAAATTTTCAGACTCTGAAAAGACTTGACTAAACCAATATGAAAGGAGTATTATATTAGTATTAATGATTTAACGAAATTGAAGAATTTTGAAGAACCATTAATGCCGGTTAATACTCTGGACCTGCCTGATCGAGGTCCATTAGAAGGGTCAGCGACTACGTATCTACAATCTCTGAAAAGTTTAAAGTGAATACTTTTTGCAGTAAAGATCTGCTTAAAGATATTCAATTTTGTTTTAGAGTTATTAATAGCGGCATTCCTAATGTTTTTATTCATTAGTTATGTAGATATTAATTCACCAGAGGATAATCTTCTGCCTATTGCGGAACTAAATCCGCAGATAGGAATGGATTATTCCTCAGATCTAGCGATCTGAGGTATGGTGGTAGGATTAGCAATAATCTTAGGCTCTATTTCAATATCCTTATGAATGACCGGGTCGATTTGACCCGCAATCATTCCGGGATATGAATGGGAGACGATATTACCGATAATTAATGTCTCTGATATGATTCAGGGTCATAATTTGGGTATATCTGGTCCTTTAACTCTTGAAGAGTATCAAGTCCTGCAAAGGGCTTTAGAAACTCAAGCGTTATTGGATAACCTTTCGGTTTCTCCGATTGGAGATCTTTGAATTTCTCCTTGAACGTAGATACGCAAAGCCGACTACTTCATTCAATAGTTTAAAATATTGAAAGAAAATTTTCGACGCGCATCTGAGCGC